GAGTTAATTTTTCCGACACCTTAGCAAGATAGATTTTTGAGTTATCTCTTGTATCTGTATCTTCAGATACTTCAAAGTGCAAATTTTCAATATCGCTTGTATCTGATCCGATTTCCTGGTTATCGGTTTTTGTTTTCACTGTTTGCTTTGTTTCCGTTGTAGCTTTATCAGTTTTCTTTTCTCTCTTTTCGTTTCCTTCTTTCTTGATTTTCTTTTTAACTACTGTTTCTACCTCATACGGTGTTTTAACTTCTTCCAGATGGCACCATACAAGAGAACCTTTTTCAAACCATCTAAGAAAATTTTCCGTAATGTACCAATAGTTAGAACTATCAGCTCTACCAGTACATTCTTTCGTTTTCTTTCTGTTGAGCTTGTTTGCGTGATAGAGAACTTTTCCATCTTCACATCTGGTTTCATGGATTCTATATACATATCCTTTATTGTGTCCATAATTGAATCCAGTCTTTACGATGAAAAGTTGTCCTTCTTTGATGCTTCCGGTTTCATCTTCTACCACTTTATTTTCCGTTTTATATTCAGTGATAGTTACTTTTTCATAAATATATCCATCACCTTCACCAAGTAAACCGCCGCAAGTGGTGTCAATTTTGTTAATAAAAGTTTCAAACTTATTCACAAGCTCAAAGTCATTTTCCATTTCTTTAACATGTCTTTCTGCTGATTTCATGGCACGTTCTTCTGTATAATTCCATTTACGAATCAAGTCAGATGCATATTTTTTTGCATATTCTTCACGACTAAAAGCTTTAAATTCTTTTAAATCGTTCTTATACTGTGAGTAATTATAATAGTTACTCACCTTTGCATATTTCAAAATTCCGTTACCTTTGGCAACAATAATTCCATCCTTTTCAATATGCCAATTCATTCTCGTTGGATTTGCCATGTGTGCCGGAATATAACCAGTTACAACGTATTTTTCCGTACTCTGGGACTTATTAAGAAGCTTTTCGATAGACTTTCTAGCCGTTTCTGCTTCCTGCTCAGATGCTCCACGTTCTACGGTCATCTGTTCAAGTTTGTGAATTTTTTCCGCTACTTTTGCAGATGTTTCCGTGTTGTTGTAATTATATTTTTTGATTTCCGTTCTATCGGCAGCATTTGAAACGTTTATGCAAAGAATATACCCGTTCTTTTCCGCTATGCCATCCCAATTCGCCGGATCGTAATAATCTGTCATGAGATCGCTCATATCTGGTTTGTATCCGTATACTTTCCAGCCATCCATGTTCATAAGTTTATGAGCAATCATGGTCTTTAGATCTCTGTATTGATAGTATGTATCCATTTCGACACCTTCCTTTTCTTTATTTTCTCATTACGCATTTATCAAAAAGCGTTTTCGTGAGTTTTAACAAAGTTTTCTCTGCATAGTAACCACAAGAGTTTCCGTTACAATTCGTAACATCTGCGATCCAGCAGAGATTAGAACCAACATAACCCTTGTAGATTACATATTCGTTTCCGTCATCATCATAAAACAGAGCTTCAGGTTCGTTTCCACCCTGTTCATTTCTATAAATCTGTTCTTTGAAACTTTTGAACATAGCAGTAGCTGCCATTCCTCTAATCTGTCTTGCATCATAGAACATTCTAACTTTTCCCACTTTTATTTCCTCCTTTGAGTGTGTTTCTTCTTATTTAATAATTCAATCGGTACATAAAACCGTTCTATTGTTTCAAGTTTTATGTACCTATCAACCATTAAATATTTTCCAGTATGTTACTTACACACTTTGACAGACATTATTCTGTCATCTGTCTTGTTTTTCGTTCCCATCGTCTTGAATTTGACTTTCACACGACTTCCTTTTTTAAACCGTGATACATAACGATTCAGTTTCTTGTTGTATTTCATGTATCTATTCTTTTCCGGATGATCGCTTGACAGTTTCCAAACGTTACCGTCTGCCGTTGTGATGGTCATGTATCCGGTCACTCTTCCGTAAGTGGATCTCGTTTTGTTTCCGGCTTCCACCTGCATCGGTGTTGCAAATGCAAGTGTAAGTGATACTAAAATGATTAATAATGTTTTTACTGTTCTTTTCATTTTAATTTTCCTCCATTTTTATTTCTGAAACACTGTGAACTTGTCGCATCGCATACGTTTTTCCGTTGGAGCAACACGTTCAAATCCAGGAACCGGCACCATTGCAACTACTTCACCTGGATAGGCTTGTGCTGCAATGATGCTTCCAATGATGACAAGTGTTTCTCCATCATGATATAGTTCCGAAAATGTTTCTTTGATCTCTTTGATTTTGTTCCATCCGTTCTCAGTACTTTCAAAGACGGTTTTCACAAAAAGATCTGAAACTTTTTCTTCTTTTGCCTGTGCATTGATTAACAGACTTGAATCTGATTCTACGCTTACTAACTCACCTGTGACATCCTTCATTGTAATTGCATGTGGGGTTGTATTAATAACTACCACATTGTTTTCAAATTTTTTAAAAAAGTTTTCCATGATATTTTCCTCCATCATTTGTGTATATTTGTTTTTTAGAATACAGATGTAAATCCGTACATTTTTGTATATTCGTTTCCGTCATGAGTTAGCACGTATAAACATGCTTCAAATGAATAAACCCCACGAAAGAAACCAAAAATAATTTTCCATATGTTTTCCTTCAAAAAACTTTTCCAATTAGCTTTAATATACTTAGATCTAACGAAATCTATTACAACGATTATGACCGTTGCCGTAATTCCGATTGCAAGCCAGCATGTAAGCACGCATGTTAAAATAATTTCCAGTAATAATGCATTTTGCATCGTTTTCCCCTCCTACCATTCTTTTAAGCGATCACGTAACCATTTTGAAAAGTCAAACTCTTCTATGTCTATGAAATCGTCATTGTTATATATTCCACCGTTATAGCGTTGATAGCAATATTCTATCTTTCCATCATTCTTCCGGTGGATCTGCCTTTTCGGTTTCTGTCTTGCTTGTGGTGTCGTGAAACTCATACCGTCACAACAATCTTTCTTTTTCTAGTTGCATTTCCAATGGATATCGCAACGAAAAGAAATATTAAAGTTGCTGCGATTGCTTCTCCCATCCCAGGAACAAAGAAAGCAATTAAGCCTGAAACAACCGCAAATAAAAGCGAAAACAGAGCAATAGTTTTCTGCACTCTCAGTGCCTCTTGTTTTGCTTTCTGTGCTTTTTGTTTCTGGAAAGACAGAATCTTTCGGCTTCTTTCCTTCTGTCTCTCTCGTGCCTGTTTACGGCTTTGTGCAGCTGGGTCAATAGTTTCAATTTGTCCGTGGATTGCCTCGTAGAGTGCCACGTTAAAAATTGCACTGTTTTTCATGTTCATGCTTATTCCTCCTGTTAATTTTTATTTAATTGTTCAATCAGCACACCAAAAATTTTTATTTCTTTTTCTCTGTTTTTGTTTTCGGTGTGCTTATCAGCAATTAAATTTCTACGTCTTCAGCATCATGTCTGTATATGCTTTCATGTCTTTTCATTCCGTACATGTCCACTTTCTTTGAAAGTGTACCGTTTGGAACGATTCCATATATATTTTTCTCATATGTATGAGAAATAAAACCGTCCAACATTTTAAATGTATATAACCATTTTCCGGTTTCCTTTTTTGAGATGCGATGGATCTTAAAAGTAAGATCCATGTATATTTCAGTTTCCGGTCTGTCGATTTTGATGCAAAACGTTTCTGCATCATAAGTTGTAGTTCCGACAGACGATCTAAAAAGCTGCTCTGTGATCTTTTCTTTTTCCTCTTCTGTCAGATCCAATTTTGATTCAGACAGAGCTGAAAGATCAAAAAGAATCGTTCTTTTTCCATCCTGTGTTTTGCAGAATGGAAAAGACTTTTTCATGGTTGGGAGTGGTTTAAAATCCATATGCATTGCGTCTTACCTCCTTCAGCTCTTTGATTCCGTTGACTGTCTGCAAAACAGACATACGGTAAACAAGTGCGTTTACGTCTCCGGTATATCCGTTTTCTACAAGGTAACTCTGTGCTAACTCCAGAGCTTCAAGCGGTGACGTTGCCGGGATATAATCACCGATCCAGTCAGCTAAGTTTGCTGTTTCTGTTCCCATTTCTACCTTGTACAGTAGATTTTTAATCAAGTTTACTTTTTTCATATTTGTTTCCTCCTGTTTTCTTTTCTCTTTTTTATTTTGTTTATAGGTACTAAAAAGCACACAAACCGTTTTATTTTCCGCTGTCTGTCTAGCTTGTGTGCTCTGTTACTGCCTATAATTCTATTTGATGATCTCAATCATTCCGTGGTCACTTTCATAAAAACACCCTTCAATTTCCAGATCTCTTGCATATGCCTTGAAATCAAAATACATTCTGAACGTTTCCGGTACTCCCTCGAAAACTCCAGTTTCTTCTGCGATTACTTCGGCTACGTCTTCCATATCATCGCAACCGTAATAATATATGTAATCAACATTTTCTATTTTGTCGATTGCTTCTTGAACTGTATAGCCGTTTTCCATGAAAGCATTAAATACGTCTGGATCGACGTTTAATTTTGCGATTTTTTCCGCTACTCTGTTGAGTGCGAAAATGTTTGAGTATTCCGGAATCTCAAAATTAAGAATTGTGTCAGCATCGGTTAAAAAATACTCATCTGCCAATGAAAAACTTGCATCTCCGTTTTTACCGCATCCGATTTTTTCCAGAGCGGATTTAATAGTTGCGGTTGTGGTCGGAAGTGAGATCCACATGCCAACCAGATTTCCGTTGTTGTACTGTGTCAGGTTTGTCAGGAATACTGACATAACTACAACTTTTTTTGTTTCCTGTTTCTGAGTTGCTGTTTCCTTTGTTAAATTTACTGCCATGATGTTTTCCTCCTATTTATGTTTGTTTAAATTATTTTACAATTCGAATACAAAAATAGTTATGATATCCATCTTTGTATTCCATCTCATCAGTTTCTTCATTATAGCTTGTTGCACATGGGGTTTCTTCCACCTGGAAAAAATAACCTCCATCGCTATATTTGGGATCTAAAAAAGGATTATTATATTCATCAATTTTATCTGATAAACAATCTCTCAATGAATCCGCTTCAACTTTGCTGTACTTTTCAACCGCTCTTGCAACGTCTCGGATGATTCCTTTGATAGTTTTATTAGATGTATAACCATCTATTGTAATAGTGTCTTCTCTTACGATTGCACCAACATATGCTAACATTTTGTTTTCCTCCTATTGGTTTGAAATTTTCCAATTAAACCCTCCCACTTTCATGTATGTGGTAACTTCCGTTCTGCCTTTAGGTGTAAAAGAAATTTTTCATCTTTGTCCATCAGAGCCACCGCACATTTCGGATGCATGGTTGACTGTACTTTTCTTTTTACACTGAAAACCTAGTGGATGCTATTCTCTTAACAATTAGTAGGACTAGGCGGTGTTCAGTTGTCGGGTTTTCTTTCAAGATAAACTATCTTAATTTTATTTTCTCCACTCTGCATTTCACGGGCTTGTGACCGTCTACGGCTGCATTACAGAACATTGTTTTACAGTGAATTTTTTCTATGATCTGAGGAGTTCACCAGCTCCCAACGATTTTTATTAGGCTTGTTTCCGTTGGCTTGCAAGCCCTCTTTATTTAATTAGTTAAGAAATGTTTTTCTAAACTTATTTAGGTTTTCCTACATTTCTTGATGCTAATTATATAGTGTCTATTCCTGTTTGTCAATAGGTTTTTCTAAAATATTGTAGTTTTTTCTACATTATTCATGTAACAAAAATAGCAACCGCTATTAGAAACGATTGCTATATTTTTTTGCCATCCGGGAACTGAAAATAAGAAACATACTCAGCGTTTAAAACAGATGCTATCATTTCCAGTTCTTCCTGTGTGAATTTCCCCGTATTTAAACGTTGGTTAAATCCAGACGGGGAAATTCCTAACCGGTCGGCAATGTCTTTTTTTGTTACATCGTCAGCATAGCTAATTGCCATGTCAACTTTCTTTTTTAATTTAATCTTTTTCACCTCCGTTTCTATCCCTACTATTATATAATAGGAATGAAAAATTTTCAAGCCTACATATCCCACCCGTCCGGATCGCAGTACATTCGATAATATAAAATGTCCTCCAGATCATCGATAGTTCTACGTCTCAGTTTTGCAACGCTCAGACGCTCTTTTTTTGTTCCCATGCTATTGATCTCACGGATCAACTGCATTTTCAGCATTGAAATGATATTAGTTTCTGTCATTGTACTGTTCTGCATTTTTTTCCCCACTTTCTTCAGGATCTCATCCCGATAAAAATTATTTTTTATTTTCATTTTCACCGTCAAACGTTCCGACATTAGAAACAATGTTACTAACCTACTACTTGCAGCCCTCACAGGTCTTACGCTTTTGCCCGGTGTTTACATTGCTTTGCTTGTCAGGTTTGACGGCAAAATCAAAATAAAATTGTTTACGGGTTACTTGGTTATTCTCGCATAACCTAGCGATTTTAACGTTTTATATAACGGTGATTTTTTTATTTATGATCGATGGAAAAAAATCACAAACCTTTTCGCTCTAAGTAGCTATTACGGTGCTTTACTTTGCATTTTCCGCACGCTTGTTTTTTAGGATCGTGAATCCTATGACATTGCATATATTTATACACCGCCAATGCTCTATACGGTGTTTTGGATGGTATAGACACTTATTACCTTTTCAGTGGTAGCCCTCACATAATATAGAAATATTATGATATATGCACTTATTTCCAGTTGAACCGGTAGCCCTCACACCCTGGTTTTTCGTTCAGTTGGTGTGCCTGCCTACTTGACAGGCACGTGGTTAATCAGTTACAATATGTATATGAATCTATGTACTCATCTGCTTCTGATTCGGTTAGGAACGTGCACAGAAGTTTATTAGTACATTTTTCATATACCTTTGTACAATCGTCATATATGACTTTGTACAATTTTATCACCTCCTTCCTATTGTAAAGTTGGGAGGTGGTACTTGAAAAGTACCTATGTATTTTTAAACACTTTTCTATTCTGTATTGAATAGTAGTGTTGCCTGAGTTGTTTTGTAAACCCATAGCATTAAAACCAACTGTTTTACCTGTTTCATTTATTCTAGGTATGGCTTCAGTTGCCAGCGTCTTCTTTCGGGGCAAGACTACATGAGGATATACTACTATTCTTACTCGCACTTATCAGGTGGTCTACATACGCCTATGTAGGTCTGAAAAGGGTTTTCGGTAATAGGTTCGTTTCCTGACCTTGTATTTAATTGTCAACGTACAAGTGCCACTATGGACTTATTACGATAGTTCCCACCGTTTGCGAGGCGGTAGGTCAGTTTGGAAAAGTTAGCAGAAACGCTTGACAAGTAAATGATGAAATGTTAGAATTATCATGTGTAATTACTTGTAAGGTAGTTACTGCTGTGGAAAAGAGTTGCTAGGGTTTGATCGCTTTCGGCAGCTCTTTTTTTATTTCCTTACCGTGATTACATGATAGCATATGTTTTGTTGTTTGTCAACTGTTTTTAATGCATTTATGAAATTTTTTTTATTTCAACTTTATCAATAGCATATCCAATTACATTTAAAATTGAATTTGCATCATTGATCGAAAAATGCTTTTTTTTCAACATATTATCAAGTTGTTGTCTTGACATACCTAATTTATTAGCTATGAATGTTTTGCTAACTCCATTATCTTTTATAATTTTTATGACCATATCAGATAAATCTTGGTTTGTCATCGCATCACCTCCTTTATATAAAGAAGATTATACAACAAAAACGTGATGCTGTCTAACACTTCATTATTCACTTGTCAATGTACGGCTTTCTTTTCTCAACTGTCAAAAAGAAAAGAGTGTAAACCTTGTACACTCAATACAGGATTTACACTCTTGTTTACTTGCTACGGAAACAGGTTATTTAGTTTCTGGTTTCTGGATCTCTTTCGGGTCATGAGTCTCAATAAACTCGATGAGGTCAAGAATTTCTGTATCAGACATTCCTTTTGCCCTCAGTTCCCGGATGAGATTTACTATCTCTTTTCCAGTCATGTTTTCACCTCCCATGCAATCACCACCTTTACAAATTATATTTTTTTGATATAATTATTATAGTGGTTTCACTTGTGAGTGTAAACCCTGTATTCAGTTTTCAATGTACGTGTTTGACAGGTGTTAGAAACCTGTCTTGCTACACTAGAATGTGTAGCTTTTATGTAATCCCGATTTGGGATTTTGATTTTATCAGTTTGGCTTGTGTGCCTTGCTGATGATGCTATGATATCACGGTTAACCGACATAGTCAATACATTTTTATCGGTTAACTGTTATTTTGTTACATTTGTATATTACATGTATATTAATATGTATTACTATTATACACTTTTCACAAAAGGATTGATAAAATATGGAAAACAAAACAGATAATAAAAAAAGAACTGATGCACAAAAAAGAGCAGACGCAAAGTATTATCAGAAAACAAAAAGATTTTTAATAAAATATACGCCAACTGACATAAAAGAAGCTAATAGACTTGAAAATTATTTAAAAACTATAAATTTATCAACAAATGCTTATTTAAAGAGCCTTGTTAAGAAAGATTTGGACGAAAAAGGTATATTGTATGATAATAATGAGAATTGAGTTAAAATGTTATGGGAAAGAAGAAAACTAAAGCAAATCCTAATCAAATAACAAAAGCATCTAAAATAGGAAGCAAAACTGAAAAGAGTTCGCACAATTCAATTATAAATTCAAAAAATTCAATATACACATACGCTACTGTTAGTATTGACGGAAAAAGACAGCATTATAAAAAATGCATGTATTATGATAAATTGTCTGGAAAATGTGTAAATAAAAATTGTAGTGTAACAATATGTCAAACCGCACATAATTGTACAGGTTTTAAACGTGTAGCAGAAAAGAAATCTGAAAAAGAAAATAAAAATGGTAAATATAGTGACACTTATTTAGATTATCCTAGCCAATTTGGAATACATGAAACTACACCCGTACAGGGTGCTATTTTGTCACAAAATATAGGTACACCATGTCACACAACGTTTTTAAAAACTAATGATAAACGTAGGCATAAAACACACTGTATATATTATAGAAAAGACGGAAAATTTTGTGAGTGGTTTGATAATACATGTGCAGGTTCAAGTTTTTGCAATAATTATACTGAAATTGATGATAATTGATTATATTATATAAACAATTCAATATTGTTATCCTTGTTTTCGCATCTGCTATAGTACAGACAGAATTATATTGCGATGCATCCATATAATGAAAAAATAGTGAAATAATAGTGAAATAATAACGAAATAAAATAACGTCGTATTTTGACTCGTACGGCGTTTTTTGTTGTGTAGGCGATATGATTATAGGGTAAGATAGGAAAATGCCTTAGAATCGAAATTATTAGCTTTTAACGTGTTATATAGGTATAATGGGTGATTATTGATTGTTATAGAATGTGTTATGTGTGCGTGTAGCGTTATAATTGACGTTGTAGGGATATTATACAGTTATGGCATGGATTGCTACCTATTATAATGCTGTTGCGTGTGTAGATATGTGTGCGTGGTTATATCGGTATGATGTACGTGTGTAGTGTGTTAGGGTTGTTAGATTGTAGAATAATGGATCTGATCAGAATTGTTATTGCGTGGTTGCGTGTGATCACAGTAGTTATGATACGGTGTAGGGTTATGCTGCAGAAATAAGATTGCATATTTATATTTATTATTAGAAAGTTCAGAAAGTTTATTTATATTACAGATAATTTATTTAATATTTATGTTATTTTTATTTATTGTTTAATATTTTAATAAAATAGTTATTATATTATTATATAATCTTTATGAATTGTTTATGAATATTATATATTTATTATAAATT